GATCAGTTTGGAAGCATACTCATGAGCATACGAAGTGCGGGCACCATGATGCCCCCAACCAATCCAACTATACGCATAGTCCATGTAACGATTGATAGACTTACCAGGAGTTTTCATCCTGTCTTCAATTCGTTGCCATTGAACTTCAGTCGTTAGATAACGAAGTTGCGTGTGAAGTGCTGATGGAGAACCACCATACTTCTTAGCAAAATCACCCAATCCATAATATCTATTGGCAGATGTCCATTGGATCAGTCCATAACCGCCTCCGCAGTTATTCCAACTGGTCCTACTACCACCTTCACAGATATTAGGCACGAATGTGGATTCCTGTCTAATATTGCCCATGATGGTAGCAAGGGCGTTTCTGTCTTTAATACCACGATCCTGGAAGTATGCCAGGGTAGCATTCTCTTGTTCATTACACCCTTTACAAATTAGCCTTTTCTCTTTTGGCTTTGGTAGTGCAACCTCGCGGATTGCTGTCTTCTTTTCATCTACAAGATTCATTTTTAATGTCTCCTCTAGTGGGGGAGGAGGACCTTGCATCTTGTAGTTGACGAATGGCAGTGACGCCGTACTGGTTGTAACCGATGCCAGGAGAGGCAGGGCTACTGTAAAGAAATTTTGCATTAACTCCGATTGAATTCTACATCCGTATAGAAAGGGGGTACACCCTTTTCTCAAAGGGCACTTTCCACGGCTCTAATTGTCACGTCAAGGACTCATAGTAAAAAACCTGCCACTTTGTAGCAGGTTGGAACATAATATCAGGTATTTAGTGACTTGTCAATGTCTAAATAAATTAGTCCTTATCCCAAGAACAATGAAGAAACTTCTATTAGTTTTTTCGTTATTCTTCATCAATCCTGTAAGTGCTGCTGAAATTACATCAAAAATTACTGATTCTATTCAATTAGGTGTACAGGGCGCAGCGGTCCAATCTACAAGACTCGGAGCATCATACTCCGTATCTGGAACAAATATTGATGTTACCACTCTCGGAGGAGTTGGTGGCGCTGGAACATATGATATTAACACAAACGGGCAAGCATTTACTTTTGCTGAAACATCAATCACTGCAGATACTGTTGTCACCAGTCAGTCGGCAGCTTCTGGAACAATTGCTGCTCCCAACCTTTATAGCGACTCTACTACTCAGTTAGGTGGTTCTGCAGGTTCTCTTGCAGGAACTCTGTCACCAACTGGTGTTCCCACTGTAACTGCTGGTGGTCCTGGAACCACTGCTACTGGTCAAAGAACCGTAGAATTAAGCGTATTCAAATGAGACCTATAACTCCCGCTCTGCTATTAGCAGCGGGAGTCATTTGTACTCCTGCGATTGCTAATACGGTTGTGCCTAATTTTACCAGAGGTACGATTACGGCAACTACAGAATCAACAACAAAAATTATAGAAACAATTCGTCAAGTTGAATATACAACTGGCACATCATACACTGTGACTGGAACTAATATTAACATTCCTGGCACTCCTCAACAAGGAGCAAACTACAGTATTATGACTCAAGGTGCTCCATTCCAGTTCAGTGAAACTTATCTCGGACCTGGAGTGGCAAAAGAAACATGGATAGATCGCACCACAGAAACACAATCCACAACAAACTCGGTATCTGTCTTTACACAGTAATAGCAAATGCCATATTTTGTGGATCCGTTGCAGCTCAAACTGCTCCGTCAAACACTAACATCGCTGGTCCTAGCGCCTCTGCTACTGGTAATGTTACAAACCAAGCTGTACAAGTATTACAAGGTCCTTATGCCGTCAACACCTACGGTGGTGGAGTCAGTTGTCAAGGTCCAACGATGAGTTTGTCCCCATTTGTAATGGGCAATTTAAATGGCAGTGCAGACCCAGAAGCATTCCAATCTCATACTGGTAATGCTGGATTCTCAATGGGATTTAACTTCCCACTTGATGGTGGTTTGACTGAATTGTGTAAAGAAAGAGCACGTTCTGAAATTAGAAGACAAAATGCTGAGGCAGACAAAGCCCGTCTTGATTTTGAACTAGTCAGATTATTAAAGTGTGGTGAGGCATATAAAGGTGGAGTAATGTTTCACCCAGATAGTCCATACTACAAAATCTGTGCTGATGTCGTTGTAAAGTATCCGAAGGTTGAGGATGTGGTAAATGCCAATAGACCCAATAAGTAATATCGGACCTAATCAAGTATCAAATATTAACATTAGTGGCCCAAGTGTTATTCCTACAATAAATCCACCTGTCACTAAAAGTGTGGAAGTTCCTGTTGTTCGTGGCATGGAACTTCCTGTGATTTTAATGCCAGACACAAGGATTAAATATCCTGTAGTGGATGTTCCAACTCAAGAAGAGTTTGATGCTGCTGTAAGAGCAGAACAAAATAAACAAACACAAGAAGACGCTGCAAAAAATAGAGGTCTTCCAGATACTACCCCCCCACCTCAACTGCCTCAGGTTGCTCAAACCCCTCCCCCTCAAGCACCCATTGCTGAAATACCAGCAGAAACTAAACCTCAACCTACTTTTACTGTCGGTGGAATCGATATTAATTTACCTGATCCTTCTCTTGTTGCTACGGCTGGTGCTGTCGCAGTAGTTACAACTGCTGCAACAATTGCATCTACAACAGTTCTGAATGCATTAAAAAATGCTGCTGAACCTTTAATTAAAGAAGCAACTAAAAATAAATTTAAAATTAAAATCAAACAGGTCAAACCTGTCCTTCATTATGTCTTAGCAAAAAATGGGAATGTTGATATTTTTGAATACTCTGCTGATGGAACTCGTTTTGTAGAACAAATAGAAAACGTAGAGCAATATATCAGAGACCAAGTAGATATCAATGCTCTTTATGAAATTGATAATAAAATTATTATTGATGACGTTATAACAGAGAAATTTACAAAAGAGGGGCAAAAAAGATTTAAACCTCTCTTTGCCCCTGCTAAAAAAATTGCTAAGAAATTATCTGCTAGATTATCATTCTAGATTAGATATAAACCAAGTAATAATTGCTGCAGGAATATATGCAATTATATTAAAAAGGGAATCAAGGAGGAAGTTATTAAACCTTGATTCCTTTTTCCTTTTCTTCAAATCTTCTTCATTGATTTGATTTATTGGCGTTTGCATTTCTTTTCTCCATCAGAAGAGCAAAATCTTTTTTCTTTGTACCACCATCATATTCCCAAGCATACCCTTCAGCAATCATTTGATTGTTGATTGATAATTCTTCGCCATTGATATACAGATGACCGATGATACGACCATACTTCTCTGTGCTATCAGGCAACTCTGTCTTAATTAAAATGTCTTTGGCACCTTCTAATCTGTGCTTGAGCCATTCTTTGACTTCCAAGCCCAATGCTTTCTCTTTCGCATCAGTTGTTCTGCTCTCTGGGGTATCGACACCAGCAAGACGAATTCGCTTAGTAAGGGAGATATCAAAACCCAAATCAATATCAGCGTCAATAGTGTCGCCATCTACTACCTTGTGTACTGAACGTATTCTATAGACGTAAGGATCTTTGTCTGCCATTCTTCAGAATAACTTAAACTTCTCAGTATTTAGTTTGGGAATGGGTAGAGATTGAAATGCTTTATTAACTTGCTTCTCCACAACAGCACCTACAAACTCTTCTGGGTTGTTTAGAATTGCCTCTGCTTTCTTATAAGTCACATAAGCACCATAACAAAGTGCTCCACTAATCGCCAGGCTTGTCGCTGATAGAATGATTGCTAAATTTTTCATCTTTCATTTCCTCGTTTGCTAATCTTAATATGTAGTAAATTATATACAAAGTAAACACCAATCCACAAGATAATATTATAAAAACTCCCCAAGGAAAAGTGTCCATTAGTGTGCCGTTCCATTTCCTTTATAATCTTTTGAATCATAATATCCGCCCCGTGTTCCAAAATATAAAGTTGCCAAAACAAAAGGGACTGAAGCAAATAATAACAATTTACCTAATATCATTAGACCATCTCCATTGCTCGGTTAAGTTCAATATAATGATTCATTTCATCAACTGCAATTTCTCCAATCTTTTTATCCTCTGGATGATCCCAAAAATAATTAATATAAGTCTCAGTTGCATGAAACTCAATTCCAGCATTTAGTTGATAAGCAGGAACAGGAGCAATAAAATAATAACCCACCAGAATCCAATAATAGATGAGAACCAAATGATAAGCGAAAAAGCGATCAATCCAGCGATTTGCTCCGCCACGATGCTCCATTTCGATGAGGTGTTCCGTTTCATTGAGTGTTTGTGCAAAGTGTTCTTTCATCAAATAATAATGTGATAAATCTCTAAGTCCTAGTGATTCTTTGAGATGAAGTACACTTACAAAAGCAAAGTAAGGTGCTCTTGCAATTGTTTCTAAAACCCAGAATCTTTGAATTGGTAAGTCACGATACAAGAAGTCAATGATTGATATTGTAATTGCTAATATGGTATCGTTTAAATTTTTCATCAGAATTTACCCTCTACACAATAATCTGACTTTTTGTTAGGAACGTATTCCTTATAACCCTCTTGAGATTTCATCCATCCACATCCAATCAACCATTCCATCGTAAGTGGTGTTGGACGAATCTGTTCCCAAAGTGGTCCCTTAGCGCACATTTCTAACTTTTGAGCAGTCTGGTTTGATTGTTCCTCTGCCCAGTTTGCGTCTGCTTCCCAAGGCACAGCACGGGACATTCCCATGCTTTCATAAGCAAGCTTGGTATTCTTCATCACCCAGGCAGGGATCTCAGCATCCTGATGAACCTGCGCCATAAAAGATGTTTTGAGACCACCACCCATACAATCCTGAACGACGTGCCATCCTTCGTGCCTCATCGTTCCTAAGAACTCTCTGGGGTCTTGAAGGAGTGATTCGTTTACATAGAACCGATTGTATTCTGGTTTGTAGAGACCAACGGTTCTTGGAGTAAAGTATCTTGAAGGAGCAACATAAACTGGAACTCCAAGTTTATCAAGTCCAGCAAGAATCTTTTGTATTTCTTCTCTGAACGCATCAAACTCTTTTCCTTTGATAAGTGCAGAATCTACGGTAAGTTTTTCTACGCCCTCAGTGCATTCCAATAAAATCATACAACCCATCGCTGCCAGACTGTATGCTGGAACGGTGGGTTGTTTTTTAACTATTGTATTTGCTAGTGATGGAGCAACTAGAGTTAATGATAAACCAATTGCTGTGAGGAATTTCTTCATTCTCGCCCCTCTTGTTGATGTATCCAAATTTTTAGATCTTTTACATACTTTCTTAAGGTTTCTGCTTGAGAGAGGTGCCAGGTATCACCAGTGTTTAAATGCTGTCTAATATGTTCATCAACAGCATTTAAACAATGTTTAATTACAGGATTCCACGGCTCCCGTATGGGAGTATTCCATTCTCTTGGCATAATACCTCATTTTTTCTTGCCACCGTTTTTCGCTTTGTTTGCATTAGCATTACCAGAATTCTGTTTTTTATTATTAGCAGAACCTGCGCTACCCTTTTTGCCTTTGTTTGCGGACTTTGCCATTATGCTCCACCTGTGCGTGGTTGTACTTGACCTTCTAAAACCTCTACTCTTTCTTCAAGAGATACTGCTGCTTCAGGAGCAGATGGTTCTGGTGGTGCTTCTACAACTTCTTCTCTACGTGGTTCTTCTTTCTTCTCATCATCCTCACCACCTTTCTTCATAGTATTAATACCAAAAGTGGCAGCAGATGCTGTGAAGACGGTAGCAATGAAGGTAGGATCCATTTTGGATAGCATACCAGCATAGCTAGCAGTAAGAAGAGCAGCACTCCAACTCAAAATCGAAATACGAATAATCTGACTCATACATTTCTCTTTTTTGTTGTTTTCCATCAGTCCTTCAGATGATGATGTCCTTTATATTTAGGATTTTAGAACCTAAACTTGAGTTTACCAGCAATTGAATTGTTGGTAACACCATTACTTACACCATGAGATCCTTCAATAATTAGCATTTCCTTATAATCTACAGAAGCAGTTACACCATAAGAATTGTCAGTTGCATAAGCACCCTCTACACTCATACCAAAGAGATCTTTTTTCTTACCACCAAATCTGGTTTCAAGTTTGAGACCTGCTTCACCAACGTGAGTTGTGTTGCTGGTTGCATCAACAGATCTTGCAGATCTAATATCACCAGTTTCGGTATATGCATTTCTGCTTACATTCTGAACGGTATGTCCTACAAATGGATGTAACCATTTTGTAAGATGTAGATAAAGTCTGTTTGATACCCACCACTCTGAACCAGTGGTTTCTCCCTGATTATCAAATACACCTTCTACGGTTCTGGAATAGTTGTACTTACTGTTTGCAATCGCAGCGTTTGTGTTCAGAGTTAAAGTGTTACCGTGGAATGTATTGAAGATTCCATGAACATCCTTATTCTGTTTTGCAGTTGAATCTACACCACGAAGATTGATATTTACATTATTATACTGATAACCAACAGTCCAACCTTTGGATAGATCTAACTCAAAACCACCACCGAAGATCTTAGAGTCTGCAGAATACCCATCAGCATTATATGACTGAACGAATCTATTGTTCTCAAATACTCTGAACTTCTCTTTGGTTCTGGATGGTTCATGATTGAGAAGTCCATTGATACCATCATTGATACCATCAAGAACTTGCAGTTGATCTACACGACCGAAGTAATCTCTGGAAGCATAATACTCAGCATATGATGTGCTGGTTTCGTAAGTAGTAACAGAAGGATCAGTTGTAACTACAGTAGGAGCACCGTTGGTATATACCTTTGTATATACTGCTGTGGTTGTTACTGTTCTTACTGTTGGTGTAGTAACTCCCGTCGTTGTGTGGTGATTAACTTTTTGTTTTTCAGAGGTCTCGGTTGCATTAAAACGATGAGTCTGAGTTACCGTAGGAGCAGCACCAGAAGGAGCATATGCAGTTCTCTGAACGTCATAAGTTCTGGTCTTTACCCAATCAGGAACAGTTGCTTGAGTAACAACAGAGGTTCCTTGTCCTGCATCTGCGGTTGATGTAGTTGTGGTTGAAGTTCCGTTGGTTGTTACGGTGCTTCCATCACTATAAGTATCAACTGTCGTTGGAGTTGTTGTGGTGGTGGTTGTAACAGTAGGAATAGTAACAACTTCGGTATCAGTGTAATGTGTTTCAGTCTGATTTCCGTCTGCATCCACACCCATCACATGACGATGAGGATTATTAGTTACAGTTCTAGTTCCGTTACTTGTAGAAGTCGTAACAATATCAGAACCAGCAGCACTTGATACTACGGTTGGTGTTGATGGTGCGGGTGGAGTTACTGCTTGACCAGTAGCATCGTTGATGCCATCTCCATCAGCATCACCAGATAGAAGACCAGCAGATAGAGTTACTGTACCTGTGCGAATCACTTGCGATGATGGATCCCAGTCCATCGTTGGTTGTGCGATTGGATTATAAGTAAACTGATAGTCACCAGCACCCAAGTTATTAAATGTTACACCTTGCCAAGTATAACTTTGAGTTGAACCGTATAGAGCAGAAGGATCACCATAAGGAATCAAAGTGGTTCCATTTGACATAAAGTAGTTTGTACCTGGAATCAATCCAGTTGGTTCGGTATTTTGAAGTAAAGTCCAGTTGACTGTGGTAGGTGCAAAACTATTTCCATTTACACCTTGTAGTGTCATTGAACCTTCTGTAAAGGTGGTTCCAGAGTGCCAAGAACCATACCAAAATGTTACTGAACCTGCACCATCTCCAACATATCCTAGCGAGTTAGTGTGTGCAAATGCTGCTGGTGCTCCCATCAAAAGAGCAGACGCTACAGCAAGCGCCCTTGTAGCGTAAGACATAGAAATCCTCTGTGACTTAGTGTGTACTAAACAAAACAAACCGAAGTATGTTTAAAAAGTAAAGTATTCACCAAGTCGCAGAGGACTTGGACTATGTAGATTCAGACCAGTTAAGATCAAGAATCAGTTATGATTGTATCTATTTATCCTTTTTTCCAAGCTTCACCTTCTGCCTTTCTTCTACGTGCTAAACCTGCCTCTACATTAGAACCAGGATTGCGATAAAGATACAAGGCGTCAGGAACTAAATCCCACTCCTTATTCTTCAGGCGTTTAGTAATAGTATTAAAGTTATCGCCACCGTAAAAAGCGGCACCAAGATTATAAGCAAAGCTGAGCAGAGCGCCTCTTTGTCCATCTGACATTTCACCCCAATGTGGAATTTTTCTGAGTGCGGGTAGAAACTCTTTCTTGCACTGTTCAATTAAAAGTGCATCTGCTTCTGCCTGTGTTAATGTATCACCAAGCTTGAACGCTGAACCATCCTTCTTACGGGTTGAACCCCAACCAATAGTGATTGGAAGATTGCCAGTCAGAGGATCGGGGTATGCCTTCAGATGACATCCCTCAAACTCCTTAATTAGTTTGATGCCCATCATTGGAACATCATCACCACCTGTTACGGGAGCTGCAGCAGCGGGTGCAGATGCTGGTGCAGCACTAGACTTTTTTCCGCGATAAATCTCTGCCCAGTCTACGTTGTCCTCAAGGAACTTAACTGGAAGATTATCTTCTAACCATTGAACTGCTTTGACGTGATTTGGATTTCTTTCATCGTAGAATTGAAAGAAATTGTGTAGATCTACTTTTGCCATTGTTGTGTCTCCTATCAGTCGAAAATTCTGCCCCAACCATCGTTGCCACCTGGGCACCAACGATGCTTAAGAACTGCTTTGGTGTATACGGTCTTCTTACCGTTAGTCACAGGTCCAGTATAGTTATCATTAAGAGAACCATATGGATCATTTACAAAATATCCTTTACCATCTGGTGTCTTACCGATTACAACACACATGTGCCCACCAGTAGGTGCAGATAAAGAACCCCTGTGAAGGATACCAATAACAACAGGTTTCCCAGCATCAAGACTCTTATCAATATCAGCAAAAGAAAGATTGTAACTAAAGTGTGACTTAACTCCA